TTACAGCCGCAGCAAACGCCAACGGCAGACTTGAAATTTATTGCGAATTGCAGACACAGACTGTGATAATTGGTGGTGGAAGTACAGCCGCTGTTCTCAATGATCTGGGAATTGTGGCAGGAACATACTACGCACCTGCAATCAGCTATGGCACAAACGCACAACAGCCACTGTGGCGTAGCACCGACAGCCAACCACGTCCCACTGGCAGTGTCTGGATCAAGACCAATGCAGCTAACGGTGGAACCAGCCTGGTGATGGGTCGTTATAGCTCGGCAGCCGCACTGTTTACAAATGTTCAGTGCCCACTGTCAACAAGTGATGCAGCCATAAATGCCACACTAGACAGCACCGGCGGTGGAGCCATTCCCGTGGGTTCACTGTATGCACAATACGGATTTGATTCTACATTCAGCGCACCACTAATGGTGTTCCGTCGTGCTAGTTCTGGCCCAAGTTCTTTCGTGGGAAGCGCCACTAGCCCTGCATTTAACAACAGTGCTAGTTTTGATGTGTATGTGAGTCAGGCCAACAGTAGTTCACTGTCTGGTCCCTACACAGTTACCATGCCAGGCAGTGGCAGTCTAGATGCCAGCAGTTTTGTTACAGCATGGACAGCAGCAGCTATCCCTGATACCACAGCAGAAGTTAGCTCAACCGGCGCTATTGTGTTGACACATACACTGGGTGGCGTAATAGTGCTTAACGATGGTGGTCAAAGCTCCAGCACAAGCCCTGTGGTTGACGCTGGCTTTGTAGTAGGCACAACAACTGGTGCCAAGTTTGGTCCTTATAAGACCATGACTTATACTGGTGTAAGTTCAAGCAGCACTGGTGGCAGTGGTGCTACATTTAACATTAGTACAACAGGTTACGCAGCATCATTTACCATCAATGCACCTGGATCAGGTTATTCAGTAAATGACATGATCACTGTGACTGGTGGCAACCCCTACACAGCATTTACAGCTAACTATCAGTTGAAGGTAACATCAGTTTCTGCTGGTGCTATTACTGGTGTTGTGTTAGTAAGTGGCCTGGCTACTCCTGCTTTCAGCGTTCAGTTGAGTGCATGGCAACCACTGAGTTATGTGCCCAATCCCATCGCTCCCACACTGTACCCAGCTAACAATACAAACTGGTTCTTCAGTGTTGTGAACCAGGTTGATATCATGACCAACGCTGGCGGTTCATGGCAGGGATATCGCAATGTTTGCTATGCTAGCAATGGTCTGCCACAGGCAACTGGAACTCCAGCAACAGATCCTAACGGACCAATCACAAGTGCAAGTGCACCAACCACTCAGAGTGATGGCACAGCCCTGGTATACGGTGATTTGTGGATCGATACAAACGATCTGGAAAACTATCCTGTGATCAGTCGTTGGGAAAGCGTTGACGGTGTAGATCAGTGGGTAGCCATTGATAACACAGATCAGTTGACAGAAAATGGTATTGTGTTTGCTGATGCACGTTGGGGTTCTAACGGCACAATTGATCCTGTGTTCGATCCTGTTCCCACAATTCAGAGTCTGCTGACCAGCAACTATGTTGATCTGGATTGCCCAGATCCTGACCTGTATCCTCAAGGTACACTGTTGTTTAACACTCGCCGCAGCGGTTACAATGTCAAGCAGTTCCGCTTGAACTACTTTAACAACACTTCATTCCCTGGTGCTTCACTCCCACAAGAAACCAGCACATGGGTAACAGTAAGTGGTAACATGAGTAATGGTGCTCCTTACATGGGTCGCCAGGCACAGCGTAATATGGTTGTACAAGCCATGCGCGCCACAGTTGCAACAAGCAGTCAGTTGCGTGAAGAAGAAACATTCTTCAACTTGATGGCAACTCCTAACTATCCTGAACTGCAACCCAGCATGATTACACTAAACAATGATCGTAATCAAACTGCTTACATTGTGGGTGACACACCCATGAGATTGGTTGATGATGCTAACAGCATTATTGACTGGGCCACAAACACTGCTGGAGCTACAAGTACTGGAGAACAGGGACTGGTTACTCGTGACACATACATGGGTCTATACTACCCAAGTGGTCTGACCACAGATTTGACTGGTTCAGAAGTTGCAGTTCCACCCAGCCACATGATACTGCGTACCATGATTTACAACGACACAGTTGCTTATCCCTGGTTCGCTCCAGCTGGTCAGCGCCGCGGTGTCATTGATAATGCCACAAATATCGGTTATATCAATCCCGAGAGTGGCGAGTTCGTGGTTACCAAGAACCGTGTTCAATTGCGTGATGTTCAGTATACCAACTTCATCAACCCCATTGCATTCTTCCAGAATCTGGGTCTGTTGAATTATGGTAACAAGAACAGCTTTGACAGCCAGAGCGCACTAGACAGAACAAACGTTGCTCGTTTGATATGCTATCTGCGTTGGCAGTTACAGCGTGCCCTGCGTCCGTTCATCTTTGAACCCAATGATAACATCACACGCAGTCAGGCACGTGCAGTAGTTGCAACACTGTTGGCAGATGTGCAAGCCAAGCGCGGTATCTATGATTATATCGTGGTTTGTGACGAAAGTAACAATACTCCTGCTCGTATCGACAGAAACGAACTGTGGGTAGACGTTGCTATCGAACCTGTCAAGGCAGCCGAATTCATCTATGTGCCAGTTCGCATACTGAACACAGGTGAAATTGCTGGTTTGGGACAGAATGGATAATATCTGAATGGAGGGTCTAACCAGGCCCTCCAACTAGGATAAATAAAGATAAGGAGATACACAAAATGGCTTTTAGTTCAATTGCTAGAATGACAGTGCCAACAGCCTCAGACGGAATAGGTGATGCACAGGGTCTATTGATGCCCAAGTTAGCATACAGATTCCGTGTGTTATTTGATAACTTTGGTGTTAACCCTAACACAACAGAGTTGACCAAACAAGTGGTAGATTTTACACGCCCCAACCTGAGTTTCCCAGAAATTCCTCTGGAAATTTATAACAGTCGTGTCTATCTGGCAGGCAAGCCCACATGGGAAGCATTAACATTGAATATTCGTGATGATGCCACAGGTTCTGTTGCTGCACTGATTGGTGAGCAGATCCAGAAACAATTTGACTTCCAAGAACAATCCAGTGCTGCTGCTGGTAGCGCATATAAGTTCAAGACTGTTTGCCAGATTCTTGATGGTGCTCGTGGTGTTGCTACACCCAACATTCTTGAAAGTTGGGAGTTCTATGGTTGCTATGTTGCTAGTGCAAATTACAACACACTGAATTATGGTGAAAACACTGCCATGCAGATTACACTGAGCATTCGCTTCGATAACGCAACTCAGACACCTCTGGACGGTGAAGGTCCTGCTTATGGCATCGGTGTCGCTGTGGGTCGCAAGGGCGCTGATCAGGCTGACAACGTAAGTGGTATTGGTTCGCCCTAATATAGGATCATAAATGGCGGTTACAAACCCATTTTTAAGGGGGGTCGTGAATGGTTTTCTCGGCTCCCCTTATTACAAAGATTATAAACACGCAAGTAAAACATTTTTAACCAATTACTACGGCAACGCGCCCAAGTTTAAATGGTTATTTCATGTTTACTTTGACTTGAGTGCTGGCTTATCTTCATCCATTGACAGGCTTGTTATTGATAAGTCTATTAACCACGGTCTAATGGTCAAAAATATTGACTTGCCCAAGTTTTCAGTGCAACTGACAGAAATGAACCAGTACAATCGCAAGCGATTTGTACAAAACAAAATCAATTATGATCCTATAAAAATAACATTTCACGACGATAACGCCAATCAAATTAGGCATTTATGGCATGCCTATTACGCTTATTATTTCAATGATACCAATCAACCTGGTGATGTTACTCCAGGAGATGTGGCAAAAACAGCAAGTATTCTGAGCAAGAAAAATACCTACAGTGCTGATATTAGCAAAGAGCAAGGGTATGGTTATTACGGGGAATACAACGATGCTGCCCGTGGAATATTCAACGGCAAGCAAAACTTTTTCCGCACAATAAGAATTTATGGATTTAATCAACATAATTTTGCTGAATATGTGTTGATTAATCCAGTTATTGAAACTTTTGCTCATGATCAGTATGACTACTATAGTAATAACGGTACCATGGAACATCAAATGACTGTGCGTTATGAAAATGTGAAATATTACGAAGGTAGTTTCAACGGGCAGGATCCCAGTAAATTTATTGAAAGATTTGCTGAAGCTGGAGTTTATGACACAGAACGCAGTCCCATCAACAGACCAGGTAATAACAAGACCATCATTGGCCCGGGAGGTTTGCTTGATGCAGGTCAAGGTATTGTTGAAGATTTGTCTAACAATAACATATTGGGCGCATTACAAAAAGCTGGAAGATTAAACAGAACTTTCAAAAATCCACAAGACATATTGACTACGGCCAAACGAGAAATAGTAGGTGGAGTAATTGGCGCCATAAACAATCCAGCTGCTGCACGAAATGTGTTCAATTTTCCTGCACCAGGTGGACAGAACAACAGCGCCAGTCAGCAAGTTGATAATACCAGGATTGCTGTGCCCAGTGATCCCACTGTTTCAACACCCGCAAACAATCCTATTTCACCAAGACCTCAATTCGAACCTCCCACTGGCCCTGGAGGAGCATAAGTATATATTATGACGCAACAACCAAAATTAGATTACACTGTTAGAGTATTTGATCAGTTTTATAATTTGGACTTGGCTGTGGGTGCTGACCAGTATGAAATTGTGCATAGTTTTTTTACTGGTGTAACAAGCAGTCAAAAAGTAGCAAAAAGTTTTACTGATACATTGTTTAGAATTGCCAGCATCACACAAATTCCAGTGATGGAATTGTTACAAAATTTCGAAAATAGTGACAAGTTAAAAGTTAATTTAACCATGGCATACTATCTAAACAGTGTGAGCGATAAGACTGTGCTTTACGGTGTCAACCAGGTGCGTGCTCCTAATGCATCTGTAGCAAGAAACATTGTTCAATAAAAATGGGTAAATGGGCACAGGGCATTTATGAAGTTCAAAATCCACAAAAATACGTAGGCAAAGGTAAGCCTCGTTATCGCAGTGGATGGGAACTTACATTCATGCGTTTTTGTGATAATAACGATAAAATTGTTAACTGGGCCAGCGAGGCTATCAGCATACCCTATCGAAACCCATTTACAGGAAAAAGCACAGTCTACATTCCTGACTTCTTTATTGTTTACCAGAATCGTGCCGGGCAAGTGGTCAGCGAAGTTATAGAAATCAAACCCAAAAAACAAACTCTCATAGAAGAAAAAGTAACCAGTGCCCGTGATCGTGCGGCTGTGGCGCTAAACTATGCCAAGTGGCAGGCTGCACAGGCCTATTGTAAGCGTATAGGTGTGGCTTTTCGCGTAATAACTGAAGATCAATTGTTTTACAACGGTCGTAGATAACCAAAATAAATAAGTTACTATGACCAAGCGACTTGAAGAACTTTTTGATCTTGAATCTGGCACCGAAGAACCAGAGATACTTCCTGATCCTATTCCAGATAGTGAAACAGGATTAATCAGTACTGAAACACTGAGCACCATTGAGAAGGTAGAAAACAGCCTACCACAAGTTCGTGG